TCATGTGGCCTGCCCTGAATGCGGCGCCGAGCAGCCGCTGGTGTTTGAGAATTTGCGCTGGCCGAAGGGTGAACCAAGCGCCGCGCGTTATCACTGCTCCGGTTGCGGCACGGGGATCGAACATCGCGCCAAGGCTGGCATGCTGGCCGCTGGTAAATGGGTGCATGAACGGCCTGAACTTCTGGTTCATCACGCAAGCTTCGCGTTGAATGCGCTATATTCGCCTTTCGTATCCTGGGCCTGGGTCGCGGAACAGCGCGAACGCAGCCAGGATGATCCGCTGCTGGATAAGGTTTTCACGCAGCAGGTGTTGGGCTTGCCCTATGAGCCGCGCTACGATTTGCCGAGCCATGAATTGCTGTGGCGCCGGCGCGAAGCCTACCCGCCGCGGCGCATTCCGCCCGGCGTGTTGTTCCTGACCGGCGCGGTTGACGTGCAAGGTGACCGGCTGGAATGGGGCGTCTATGGCTGGGATCGGCACCTGTCTTCCTGGTGGATTGACGGTGGCATTCTGGAAGGTGACCCGGCGCTTGATCCGGTGTGGTTGGCTTTGGATGAAGTGATCGGAAAAACCTACCGCGATGCCTGGGGGCGCGAATGGGCGCCGATTTCTTATGGGATTGATTCGGGCTATCTGCCTCAGCGGGTTTATTCCTATGCCCGCCGCCACGCCGCGCGGCGTGATCCGCGCATCATGGCGCTGGATGGCCGTGCGAAGTGGGGCGAACCGCCGCTTGGCATGCCGAAGCCGCAAGATGTTGACTATAACGGCAAGAAAATCGGATCGGTCATGTTGTGGCCGGTTGGTACCTGGGATCTGAAAACGGAAGTGGCGGCGGCGCTGAGGCTCACGGAAATGGGGCCTGATGCTACCGGCGCCTGGCCGAAGGGCGCGGCGCATTTCCCGCAAGCCCTGGACCTTGGGTTTTTCGAACAGATCACGGCTGAAGCCTGCGTTGAAATCGGCAACCGCGCGGGCTTCACCAGGCGCGAATGGCGCAAAGTGCGCCCCCGGAACGAGCAGTGGGATATCAAGGTTTATTGCCGCGCCTTGGCCCGGCATGAAACCGCGAACCTGACTGATGCGCATTGGGAAAAGCTGATCGCGGAACGCGTGGGCAGGCCCGAAGATGCGCAGGCTGATATGGCCGCCCTTTGGCAGCCTGACCTGAAGACCATCGCAACTGTGGCAGCACCGCCGCCACCACAAGTAAAACCCGGCGCGCCCGCCCGAGGCGGCGGCTGGTTTGAACGCCGATCAGATTGGATTTGAAAGGTTCACCATGGCAACGCAGGCCGATATTGACGCGCTGGTCGCCGCCATGGCGCAGAACGGCGCGGTGATGGAAGTGCGCTTTTCCGATGGCCGAACAGTGAAATATCGCAGCATCACGGAAATGAGCCAAGCCATCGCCGCGCTACGCCGTGAACTTTCCGTGCCGATGAACCGTACCACGCTTTCCGCTTTTGCAAGGGACTGAACCGCCATGTGGTTTGACCGCCTGCTTGCCAGCCTTGCGCCAGAAGCCGCGCTGCGCCGTGCGCGCGCGCGCCTGGCGCTGCAGGGCATCCAGGCGGCTTATGATGGCGCGCGCCGGTCCCGCCGCATGGGGCGGCTTGCCAGCGCAAACGGCCCGCGCGCCGAAGTGCAGGAAGGCTTGAAGACGCTGCGCGACCGGTCCCGCGACCTGGTGCGCAACAACGCCTGGGCGGCTTCTGCCTTGGATACGCTGATCGGCTATCAGATCGGCACGGGAATCACGCCGCGTTCGGCGGTGCCCATGGCTACGCGCGAAGATCGCGACCAGATCAATGCGGTGAATGCGGCGGTGGATGCCGCTTTTGAAGCATGGTCCGCGCGGTGCGACATCACGGGGCAGATGGATTTTTATGGGCTGCAAGCGCTGGCCGCCCGCACGCGCGCTGAGGCCGGTGAAGTGCTGATCCAGCTTATCCGCCTGACGCCTGCCGAACAGCGCCGCCGCGGCTTGAATGTGCCGCTCGCGCTGCAAGTGCTGGAACCTGACCTGCTTGATGAAACTTACAATGAAGAACGGCGCCGGCCCGAAGACAATCTGATTGCCAATGGTGTGGAATACAACGTCATGGGCGCGCCGGTGGCTTATTGGCTGTTCGATCGGCACCCTGGCGAAGCTGCCACTTTTGGCCGTGGCACGATGCTGCGCCGGCGTGTGCCGGCTGCCGATATCATTCACCTGTTCAAGGCCACGCGCCCCGGCCAGGTGCGCGGTGTGCCGGTGGCGGCGCCGGTCATCACGCGCCTGCTGGCGCTGGATGAATTGGAAGATGCGGCGCTGCAGCAAGCCAAGGTGCAAGCCTGTCTGGCGGCCTTCATCACCAGTGACGCCGCGCCTGGTCGCGGCCCGTTGGAAGGGACTGATTCCGAAACCGGCGATGCGCTGAAAACCTTCTCGCCGGGCATGATTGAACGGCTGTTGCCCGGCGAGGATGTGTCCTTCGCCACGCCTTCGGGCGTTGGGGGCTTCAATGAATTGGCCAAGCACCAGTTGCACGCCATCGCCGCCGCTTATGGCTTGACCTATGATTTGCTGACGGGTGATCTTTCCGGCGCCAATTATTCATCGCTCCGCGCTGGGCGGCTGGCCTTCAAGCGCCAATTGGAACAAGACCAGTGGCATTTGCTGATCCCTGGCATGTGTGAACCGATCTGGCGCGCTTGGGTGGCTTCTGCCCTTGGTGCCGGTGCGCTGCTGCCAGCCGAGCACGCCTACCCGGTAGCCTGGGGCCCGCCTGTGTTTGAATTTGTGGACCCCATGAAGGACGCGCTGGCGACCAAGGCCATGATCCGCATGGGGCTGAAGACCTGGCGCCAAGCGGTGACGGAACAGGGCTATGACCCCACCACCATCGCGCAGCAAATCGCCGAAGATAATGCGCTTCATGATGATCTTGGCCTGATCCTGGATGCAGACCCGCGCCGCGCGGCTGGTTCAGGGGCGGCGCAGGATTCGGCGGTGAATTCCGCCATCGAAATCGCCGCCACGGGGCTTGCGGCCACAAACGCTTAAAGGGGGCTTCCATGCCGGTGCAAATGCGCGCTGCAGCCGATCAGGCTGCGGTGCTTTCGCTGTTGGGTGATGTTGGTTGGGAAATCACGCCCGCCGGTGTCGCGGCGGAATTGAAAAAGCTTTCCGCCAATCAGCCTTTGACCGTTTCCATCAATTCCTATGGCGGGGATGCTTTGGCTGGTATCGCCATCCACAACATGCTGGCGCGCCATGCCGGGCCGAAGACCGTGATTGTGGAAGGCATCGCCGCATCGGCGGCCAGCCTGATCGCCATGGCAGGCGACCGGATTGTGATGCCGGGCAATGCCTTCCTGATGATCCATGAAGCCTGGGGCGGCGCGGTTGGTGATGCGGAAAGCATGCGCCAGCAGGCCGATGTGCTGGACCAGATCAGTGGTGCCTATCGCCGCACCTATGCCGCCAAATCCGGCAAGGATGAAGAAGCCGTGGCCGCGCTGATGCGCGCCGAAACCTGGTTTGATGCGGATATGGCCGTGGCGGAAGGGTTCGCCAGCGAAACGGCGGAACCCGCAGAAATTCGCGCCTTTGCGGCGCTTGACCCCAATCGTTACGCCGCAGCGCCTGCCGCTTTCCGTGGCCTGGTGCGGGCCGCGCGCGATGAAGTTTTCAACCCGCCGGCAATTCCGCCGGCAGTAGCGAAGGAGATCGGAATGTCCGAATCCATTGCCCAGGCCGGCGGGAATTCCCCGGCCCAATCCGCCGCCCCGGTTGCACCGGCTGCGGCTTCCATTGCTGATCTGCGCGGCATTGCCGAACGGAACGGCCTGCCGGCGGAATTCGCGCTGACGCAGCTTGAACGCGGCGCCACGCGCGAATCCGCGCTGGAAGCGGCGCTGGAAGCCGTGGCTGCGCGCAGCCCGGCCCCTGTCATGCCGAATAGCGCGGCGGTGAGCGTGATCCGTGATGAGCGTGATACACTGCGCGCCCGCTGGTCTGGTGCGCTTTCTGCCCAGTTGATGGGCCAGGCGCCCGCGCCGGAAAGCCGCGAATTCGCCAATATCGGCTTCCATGGGCTGATGCGCGAAATCGCCGTGGCGAATGGCGTGAAGGGCGTGCACCGCATGTCTGGCGCCGATCTGGCGGAAATGGTTCTGGGTGGGCGCGTTAACATGACGCATTCCACCAGCGACTTCCCGCTGATTTTGGTGAATTCCGCCAATAAATCCGTGCAAGGTCTGTTCGGCCAGTATCAAAACACCTGGTCGTCTTGGACGCGTGAAGTTGATGTGGCGGATTTCAAAACCATCACCTCTGCCTTCGCCGGCCAATTCCCGGAAGTGGCTGCCATCTCGGAAGGCGCGCCCTACACCTACGGGTCCATCGCCGAAGAAGGCCAGACCTATGCGGTGCAGGAACGTGGCCGCCTGGTGGCGCTGACGCGCCAGGCGCTGGTGAATGACGATACGCGCGCCTTCCAGGATGTGCTTTCGGGCGCGGCCTTGGCTGGCTATACGGCGCTGCGCCGCGTGGTGTTTGGTATTTTGACCGCCAATGCCAATTGGCCGGTTGGTGGCGCCACGGCGTTGTTTGCCGCGG